GGATGAGAGGGGGGGGGGGTAATAGTTTGTTTTGTTTTTGATTTTGTGGAAAAAAAAATATTTTTACCTTTTGATTGTTTTTTAAATTTCCATCCCACAACGAAGATATGAATTATCATAATCATCAATAAAAATACAAAACTGTGGCCACTACTCCAAAAATAACAATCGCTAACAAATAATTCGCCAAAACATTTTCCTTAATGCCACACCAAGGTTTATTGTCCGAGCATAGGTCCATGGCCATTCCTTGTGAGCCTAAATATTGAAATACCGACGATACAATAATACCGACAGCAATAAGAGAAACAACAACAACCAATATTTTTAATCCCCAGATCAACAATGATTTCGCCAAGGGCGACATTTTACTGGATTGAGCAAGCGGGTCGATTATTATGACTGCAAAGACAAGCACCCCCATGGCACATATATACAAGGCAACATCTCGAATATTTTGCAAATAATTATGAACCGACGCTAACGGCATGGCCAACAGGAAAAACAAGAGGAAAAGATCAAGTATTTTTGTTTTGTTTTGTGTTTGTTTTGTGTTTGTTTTGTGTTTGTTTTGTGTTGTCTAGTTTAGTTTAGTTTAGTTTGAATGATTTTTTGTTCGTAGAAATATATTTTCTTCTCCGTTTGATAGAGATATAATTTGCTGTGGAATCCGATCAAATTTTGCGTTTCATTTTGCAATGTCCCAGGAGAACAATCCTTTTTCCAAAGAGGATTATCTTGCCAATGATGGAATGTTGACTACGGTCTGGGGACCCAGTCTCTGGCATTTCTTGCACTGTATGAGCTTCAATTATCCCGTGTCGCCCACCCCATCTCAACAACGAGAATACATGTCGTTTATAAAAAATCTCATTCATGTTTTGCCTTGCCGTAGTTGTCGCGAAAATTTGACCAAGAATTTTCGAAAGTTACCTCTCAAGCAAGAACATATGAAAAATCGCGAATCGTTCTCGCGTTATGTCTACGACCTTCATGAAGTGGTCAATACAATGTTACATAAAACTAGTGGCCTCTCGTTTCACCAAGTACGGGAGAGATACGAACACTTTCGGGCGCGATGCACGAAAGAACATTCAAAAGCAGCATTGCATTCCTTAGTCACGCAGTCGCGACGAAAAGAAAAAGAGAATCGGAAAGGGAAAGGGAAACAAAAAGAAAAAGGGTGCACCGAACCGCTCTATGGATCCAAGGCCAAATGTATTTTGCGGATCGTCCCTCAGAAATCGCAAACTCGAACATTCGATATGCACAAATCCTGCTTGAAGAAAAAACTCAAAGGGGGATCGTTTGACAAAAGAGGTGCGTTTCATTTACATACCAAACGTCGAAAAATCATTTAGGACTGGTACGGGCAGTTGATCACTGCTAATGGCCGCATAATTAGGCACCTTTTTGCATTCAAAACTTGGCTCAGGGCATCGAGCGCAAGATGGGCACGGGGGACATTTCGAATTCTCGATGCCACTATCGCTTCCATTGCCTAGTAGACCACCGTTATTCACGTTTCCATTATTACCGTTTCCTCCGTTTAATCCCCCATTTCCTATGTTTCCTCCCAGTCCGTTGTTGCCACTAGCATCGCCTCCTCTATTGATTGAGGTGGATTCGGAAATGGCGACGGACGTGTTGTCATTGGTCGTGTTGGTCACATTGGGACATGTAGGACATCTCGGACAAACAGGAGGCACGATTTCACTTTTGAGAATGTACATATCTTCATGCCCTGGGGGAATCGCGCTTGCTGGAATACCTTGTGGAAGAGCACTCATATACTCTGCAGAATATGCTGCATCCGTTTTATTCATGTGGCTGCCAGGTCCAGGTCCTCCGTACCAATTGGTTGTAGGATGATGGTGATGCTTGTGATGCTTATCTGGACCAAATGAGGAATATCCTGGGCCACCATAAGTGGAGAAATAATTCAGAGGCGACATGACGGGACTGTTCAAACCTGGGCCTATTGTTGCTAGATAAGTAAATACTTGATTTTGATTGGTGGTTTCTGTGAGATGATATCCTCCCGAAGTATCCACGGTCAGAATAATGTTGCCCCCGTTGGGAGCGAAAAAGGTTCTTGTTGTCGTCGACGACGGTCCCGTAAAGCTTTCCACCGTGTTTCCGCAAGCATCTGTGGAGGAGGACGAGGAGGAGGAGGAGGAGGAGCTATTATCGCCACTGCTATCTTCTGTGTAACTCGTACATCCAGTCTGTGTACAAACAGTAATTGTGTTGCCATTAAGCGTGGCAGTGACTCCCTGTCGAGTCGAGTCATTAAACACCATGGGCACTGAAGTTCCTGAATAATGATTGTAATTTTCGCCGCCATAGAATGGCCCAGACTTTCCTCCTGGACCGATCGGAGGACCTTGCTGCGAATAAGGATTGCCTGCAAAGCCTTCCACGGGATAGTAAGAATTGATGCGAGTGTAACGAAATTCATTCAAAAGAAACATGATCACCACTCCCAGTAGCATGAGTCCTACTAAAGTAAAGTGAGATATCTTCATTGATATGATTTTGGCAACACGAAATATTTTTTTATGGGAAAGAAACCAAAAAAAAAGAGATCCAAGAGTAAGAATATTTTTTTTTGCAAAAACGATTTTGTGTTTTGCCAAGAGAAATTCTTTTCTGTATTTTATTTTCGATACACAAATGGAATCTATCACAATTTGATAAGATCTCCATGGAAACGGCATCGACAATTCGAATCTTAGTTGTGGATACAGAGACCGATGGGCTTTTCAGAAAAGGAAAGCGTCCTCGAGATCCGCATATTGTGCAGTTGTGTTATGTGGTAGCCGAGTTTGATCCCACAAAGAGGGAAGGGCGCATAATAAAAGTGTTTGATAGTCTCATCAAAATGCCTGAAGGGGAAACAATTGATTCCAAGGCAACAGCGATACACGGGATTACCACAGAGAGAGCCAACGAAGATGGCGTCGATCTTAAAAGCGTGTATGAACCTTTTTTCGACGAAATGGAATCTGCTGACCTCTTGGTTGCTCATAACACCGAATTCGACTTTGCATTGATCAAGGTAGAACTGCAACGAATGATTGATTATAACGAAGCCGATTATTCGCTACGAAGATACCCAAAGAAAATCAAAGCTGACCGTCTCCATCGGATGATGCAAATTCTGGAAAATCCAGCAGGTCTTTACTGCACGATGAAGGAAAGCAAAGATATTTGTCGTATTCCCAACCCATATCTAGAATATTTCGGAGATCCGTACAAGTTCCCACGCCTTTCTGAGACTTGTCAGGAATTGTTTGGCTTCGAACCTATTCATTTGCACGATGCATACACAGATGTTTTGGTGTGTCTGATGTGTTTTTTTAAAATGAAGTATGACTATGACTGGGTGGATGGAGAGAAAGATGAAGACATTCTGCAGCGTTTTGCAGCATTGCGTGGGTGAGAAATATTGAAAAAGCATATAAAGAAAATCATGTGTATGGTTCGAATAACGAAAGATAATCTCGATATTTTGGTTTTTTTTTGCTTGACCCCGTCACCTCAATACCCTGATTAAAAACAAAAAACAAAAGGCATGCAAGAAGTTATCTATAATCTTTCTATCAATGCAGAATTTTCTTATCTGAAACATGTCAAGACCAATAGTTACCCTGTAGATGGTCCCGCCCCCAATCCCGTCGAAATGGAAAACCTGCATTCGCATCCAGCTTTCCAGCTTCATTTGGAGAGAAAAGCTTTTAAAATTCCTAGTAATTCGTTATTGCCTGGATATGAAGAAGGTGAATCCAAATATTACAGTCTCATTTCCTATAACCGCGACAAAATGCGGGTTCTTACCGATGACAACAAAAAGTATCGTCTCTTTCGCTCGGTCATTGTGAATCCGTTTAGCCATCATGTCGTGTCCTTTTCGACTCCCAAAGCGATCCCTGTAGACCTGTTTACATCTCTTTATCCTCCAAATGCGACTCCGTATCCGATTGCGGTTGAAGAAATTGTCGAGGGCACTATGATCAATCTGTTTTGGGATGCCTATTATCGCGATTGGGAGATTTCCACTCGCCAGCAAATTGGTGCTCGAACGAAATTCGGATCCATGACTGTGCAAGAGAAAGACCAATATTCATGGACCCATTATTCTTCGTCGGCGCGAATTCCGAGCAATGTAACGTTTGACAAAACGTTTCGGCAAATGTTTTTTGAGACGTTGAAGGAATCCAATATCGATTTGGATATGTTTGACACGAAATACACGTATACATTTGTCATGCAACACGTCGAAAATCGATTGGTTTTGCGGTGTGAAGAATGTCGTCTGTATCTGGTTGATATTTTCTTGATTTACAATTCGCCAACCGATATTGAAGCTTCTGCTCGGAATCCAGGATATGAAATCTCTCTTGTGCAACCCATCTCTCTTTCGGCGTTTCGTTCGCAGAATCCCCATCTGGAAGGACGATTATGGTATCCTCGCCTTTACACCACAAGTGGAGCGAATCACTATACCTCCTATATCCACTATTATCAAGACGGTAGAGCGGATTTCCGTGATCCTGGAGTCATGATCAGAAATCGATTTACGAACGACCGCACCAAAGTAGCGAATCCCAATTACGAAAGAATCAAAGATTTGCGAGGCAATCAGCCGAAACCCTTGTACCGATATTTGGAGTTGCGGCGTGAAACAAGAATTTCGGATTATTGCCACTACTTTCCTGAATATCAGCGTCTGTTTTTGAGCTATGAATCGCTCCTGACCGAATTCGGAGATACTCTCTACAAAGAGTATAAACATGTTTATATTTCCAAGAGCAAACCATTTGAAGAAGTCCAAGAGAGTCATGTGCCTCACTTACGCAAATTGCATCGAAAATATAGGCGAGAACTGGCGGGGAAAGGTCTCTCGATTACGCCATCTGTCGTTCAACAATATGTCTCTTCGTTGACAGTGAGCAAACAGGGAAAAATACTTACTACCGAACTCAGCCAACCTGTGGAAAATGCCCACGAATCGACGGATCTTTAATCGTGTTGGCGGCGTCTCGTACGCTGGAACCAATTTCCAAAATGAGTAAACGCATCTCGAATACGAGATCCGAAATTTCTCCTTGTCGATGAGACGGTTGGTTCGGCGAGACCTGCCTCGTCCTCCATTTCGGGTTCAATCTCATCTGCCGATGATTCTATATAGTAACTTCTAATACTGGATATATGTCGATCGTAATAGGGATAAATTGTATTCGCGACATTGGTACTTGTAATGACTTCAACTCCGTATAATGTTTTATTAAACCTAAATACTATGTACAATAAAACGATAAGCAATCGATATACTTTTGCCTGATTTAGCTTTAAAGATTCCCCTTTGCTGTTGCTTATTTTGTAATAATCAGGATTCGGATCATTCAAATCTTTTCGAATCCCCATCAAATGATAATTAAGAATTTCGAGTAAGCCAATATATTTTACAAGAAGGTCTTGCAGTTGTCCCCGACACGCGTAAAATACTTGCACAACAATCATCAAAATGTAACGAAAACGAAACATATTGGTTCGGGACAGATCAGGATTTTTTAATTGATGACGAAGCCATACTTGTACCGTTTCTGGCGTAAAGAAGGTCGTTCTAGTTAGAATGATGGTGACCGCATGAGTAATGAGATTGATCAAATTCTTGTATTGGTTGCGAATCATCTCAAAAGACCGCAACCGTTTGAATGCCGTATTCAGTATCAAATTTAATCCACTATCGAATCTTCGTTTATCGGCGTATTGAGAAATCGTCAATGCATGCTTTAAAATCACAAACAAGGTATCGTCTCTCCCAGGCATCTTCAATCCGAGATTCGTCGTACCGCTCCCTCCTCGCTGGCGTTTTGACCGTTGTCGTCGTGATTTGAAATTGTTCAAGTGACGGATTCTTCTTCTAGATCCTCCCCAATGAAACCATCCAGTCCTTGCTGGCTCGGGGGGAGGAAGATCCATAGAAGAAGAATCGTTAAATTCGTTTTCAATCAGGTCGCCAACGTTTTGTCTTAAATTCTTCCAAAGTTTTGGCCTTATTTCATCATGACCACTTATTCTAAGATATTTATCCCTTTCATCACTTGGTTTCAGCAGTAGAAGAAAGTCTTTGCATGTTGTTGCATCTGGGAAAAGCATTTCTAATATATCTTCATATGGTCGCTGGTCAAATGGAGAAATAGTTTTTTGAATTGTATTTTTCATTGTATTGTTTACGCTATCCATCCTCATAATGATCTCGATCAACTTTCTAGCCTTTTCTTCGAAATCTAATTTTTCCATCATTTTGATATACAGAGCTGTTTTTTCTTCTGAATAATCTTCTATAGCAATTTTTTGCCAAATAGAAAGGACCTCTTCACGACATTCTTCTTCCGATATCACAAATGGATTTGCCGTCTCCGCAATAAATCTCATGAGGTCAAAATGGCCTTGGCTATAGTGCAAAATAAGCATAAACATCTTTTTATATGGTTCGGGCTTCTTTGACTTTTCAAAGATTTCTTCGATATAGGAAGCGTTTCGTTTGTCCACCATAAAAACATCATTTATCCAAAATGATACCAGTTGTTCCATGACTATTTCGTTTGTCATTTGATCATTTGGATGAAATATCCGTTGAAGCTTTTTGATCCCCTTATCATTGTGCGTTTTTACCAAGAAATCGCGCATGATTTTAATAGTTTTAATATCACTGCGGTCGTAGCCTTGAAATTTCTTCAGCGCCTTTATATATTCATCGTCTTTGTAGTCTACATGGTAATCCTTTAGGGACCGTTTTGTTTCTTCACGTAAAGGGAGAATTCGATTGCCATCGCCTTCGAGCTCACTTGAAGTCTTCAGAGAAATTTCAATTTCATTGTTGATATTTTTGCTCGGATCTTCCAATTGCATAACAACAAGAAATAAAATACAAAGAATTTTGTAGCTGCTATTTAAGGTCAAATCGAAAGAATATCCAATATAACTTAGGTATGGAATATTTACCTGCAATGGAGGTGGTTGTTCCATAGGAGGCGAAGAAGATATGTCAAGATCTCCGTCTGTTTCTGGAGGAACCAAGTACCGAGTAAGTATCTCGATCATTTGAATAATGGTAATGCTCTGAATGTTTAATTCAAGAAATTGTTCCAGGTGCGCATTCAAACGAAATACTTTTTCTACAATCCACATCAGATAGCGGAAACGATAAAGATTCTCTTCGCTTAAATTCGGATCAAAAATTTGATCCATAAGCCAATTACGATGGTCATTATATTCGCTAGTATGCGAGACAAACCGCTGATTTCCAAAAATAATTCCAAAAGCGTTTCCGACTAAGTTGACAATTCTTTGTATGTACACTTCATCATTGGATCGAATGTAATGTGGATTTTGCAAAATGTCTTTTTTTACAAATGCAACCAAGTCTCTCACAAGATCGGAGATGATTTGTTCTTCCGTTTCTCTTGTTTCAATTCGTTTTTCCCATTGAATGATGTTGAATAACGACTTTCCATATTTTAAAATCGTCCCAATTCGCCAAAAACCTGTTAAAAGTACGTCATACCCCAGAGGTTTTTTTTCATAATGTCTCATCTCGTCCTTTAATTGTTGACGATCTGCATCATTCAATGATCGAGACTTTAAACGAGTTTCAATGTCTTGTCTTGCAAGATCATGATATCCAGCATAATGTTGAGTATAATATTTTTCGGCGTCGTGTATGTTTCGAATGTAAGCCAACTGTTTCGCCACTCCTCTTTGGTACCCTCGATCGAGGAGTAATTGAAACATTTTGTTTTTGCGAGCCTCCATATTTTCAATTGTTTCTTGCTCTTCTGTTTCTGCAAGTGGGTGTTTTCGCATTCTTGGAAAGCGCATTCTACGATACCATGGTGAATGTTGTTGCATACCCAAGGGAGAGAAAACAAAATATATATAAAACGATCAATGAAGTTTTGTTAATAGAGCGTTTTTTTTATTGCACTGCTGAAATAGTGCAAAGAATAAAAATTCAACGAAAGGCGAGCAAAATATCTTCAAACACCTCTACTGAATCATGTAAACATTTTTGCACGTCCCTTTGGGCTTGCATTCGAAACACTGTATCAGGTACATGTCGTTCTTCAGCGTCCATATTTTCTTTGTATGCAACTCGTATGGTGGAGTGTTCGTCGTGGGGATGGTCTTTTACAAAAGCCACAAAGGACAACGTTTTTGCATTCATAAAAAATCCGTTGTACAAACAGTACTCTAATATTTTTCCGATCGTATGATCTTCATGCTCCAACCGAATATCAAAACAGTGCGGAATCGTTGACTGAGACGGTAAGAATTTCATCATCTGACCGTGGTCTTGAAGAAGGGCCCTCAGTTTCCCCACCAAAATGCGACAAGATTCCGCCAAAAGTTCTTCATTCGTGTAAATGCCCACGCTTTCGACGGAAAAGTCGAATGAGTTGGGCACCACTATCCTCTGTCCTTCTAGAGCTAACCAGTCTCGACGCTGAAACTCTAACTCTTCGGGAGTAATGTCGGGGTTTTCTTCGGTCCATTCTTGGACTTTTCGTTCTAGTACTTCTTTTTGAGCGTCCGTATCGACTGTATACCCATAAGACGATTCGGACACGGCATTGTACATACCGCCTTCATTGCGAACCGTCACAACACTCATTTCAGCAGTAAAATGCAGACGATCTCCAGGAATATCTTTATTGATTTGAGGGCGAAGAGCGACTACATCAATATACATATTGGAATATGGATTAGCAGGAAAAAGCTCGTCCCGTGTAGGGAAATTGGCCGCACTCTCTACTGCCCGACCATCCTTCCGCACTATTCGAAAATCTTTGGTTGTCACGTAAATGATCTCCGATGTTGTGTTTTGAACATTACACTCCACCATATACTGCGAGAGAATCTCTGGGTCAGGAAACGAATAGTGAATGGGAATGGTACTGAGCCTTTGTTTGAGCTCTTCGTTGTGTATGTGAGATGTATTCATGAGGAAAACGGCTTTGCATTTGTCGTGGGGCATTGTCACGAAACCTGCCACAGGAATATCTGTAAGTAGTGTACGACGAATGGCGTTCACAAAACTGACATTGCAGCTATGAAACCGCAGTTGGAGGCAACCGTCTGCCCGTTCAATGACGGAAGAAGCGTCTACAAAAGACGATGCTCGTTTGGTAATTGCGGTCGTCTTTTTCTTTGGTGGCATTATTTTCGCTGGACTCTTTCTTTTTACGGTAAGCTTTTTTTCCAAAACGAATAAAATAATGAATTCTTCAAATCAATCCTTTTTGTTTATATTCCTTTAGTGTCGTTTTCTGTGACGATTTGTTCTTCGTTTGCGCGAAAGTTTGATCGGAGAACCCTGAATGTTTTGGTAATTTAGTCGCTCCATATTTCCCCTCTCTCGGCGGCGAGTCACGGCCTCCTTGGCGGCTGTCAATCCCAGAGGAACAGCAACTTGCTGAAGGAGAGCCCCCCAAAATCCCCCTTTTTGACTATATCTAGATCTGGAATGACTTCTTCTTTTCGCCATGGTGTGGAGGTGTGGAGGTGTGGAGGTGTGGAAGGGGGGGGGGATTGTTTTTGTTTTTTGTTTTTGTTTTTTGTTTTTGGTTTTGAGAAGTTGGACAAGAGAATATTTTATCATGATGAGAAGAAAATTAATTTAAGCCAATGGAAATCTCGGCATAAAAAAATAGGAGCCATTTACTTCACCTCCGCTTACCCCTCCATTTCCCACTGAAAGACACTCTTGATGGACTTTCTTTTGGAATAGATACAAAAGCAACATCAAATTGATAAAGATAATGACAAATATGAGAAAGACTAGGAAAAGTGTAATGTAAATGTATGGATTGACGATATTAAAAATCAGCTGAATCAAAGGACTACAAATAGTTTGCAGTTCACATTTTATGTCTTCTCGTTTCAAAATTTCCAAACAATGCTGTATGGCCGTTTTTTTAAAATTCATCAAGGGTAGGGAGAATATGGGATGAAAATACAACCAAAAAAGAATACGTATAAACGAAGAATTACAATTCCTTTGAAACAGATCAGATTCAGAAGTGAAATAAAATAGAATTTTGATTATTTTGATTCAGCCTTTATCCTTATTGATTTCTAAACGCCGTTTTTTTAAAAAAAAACAAATTTCAATCATGGATGCCATCCAAATTCCAGATCAATCTTTTGACTTTTCTCAACTGGCCCTTGCTATGCCAATTACCATGAGCAGCGGTACCTACATGACCAAACTTCAACGATGTCCACAAAATTCGCCCCTATATATCCAAACCCCGACTTGCTCGACTCGCCAAGGATTCACGAAAACGAGTGCCAACAAAATTATTGCGGATTTGATGTTTGAGGGCGGCGACTCCAACAAAGAATTTTTGGAATGGATAGAAGCTTTGGAAGTAACGTCCCACACGCTCCTATTAGAGAAAAGCCGCGACTGGTTCCAGGATCCATTAACCCTTCAAGACATTGAATCCGCTTTCGTTCCCAGTCTCAAGTTTTACAAATCGGGGCGGTCTTGCTCACTGCGGGTTCAAGTGAAAACAAGCAAGCAAGCCAAAAGTATCCCCGCGGTCAAGATCTACGACGAAAACGAAAGTATGTACGGCATTGATTATATTACTCCCGAAATGAACGTCATGAGCATTATCGAAGTTGTAGGTGTAGTTTTTACTTCCCAATCGTTTAATATCGAATACGAATTAAAACAAATGATGATCATGTCAACGGAATCTATTTTTGACACATGCATTATGCGAACACAACAAAGACAGGCAAATCCGAGTGCATATCATGCAATGGATTCCCGAACACATCTCTCGGACGCATCGAACGACGAAGAATCATGTTTTGCCACTGCAAATGGGGTTGAGCTGCCAGAGGAATCCATTATCGCCATGGAATCTCATGAACGAGCCACCACAGAAATTTTCCAAGATAATAGCCAACCACGAAACCCTCTAGAACTATCGTCAGAACAGTTATGCCCATTATTACCTCCAGGACAAGCTGGAACAGAAAACGCGGAAGGAGACGATCTACTTCCCGTAGACCGCGACAAAACGTCTCTACTTGACAACGAACTACCGACTGAATCATCTCAGGAAAATCCACGAGAACCTTTAGGGTCCCCCAGTACCAATCTTCTTGTTCCGACCACACATCATCCAAGTCAGGCCCACGATTCCGAGGACGGGATTGCAGAGGAGGCAGAAGAGCAACAAGAAGACTCATCTTTTCTTTTGGATTCGCAGGCGCTTGTTTTAGGAGACGACCCTCTGGACGAATTGGTGGAATTGGATGCTGAGGGAATGACTTTGGCGAATAAAAAATGCGGAGAAAGAGTAGACAAAAGAGAGCAAGATGAAGAAGGACCTCCAGTTTTGAAATTAAAAAAAGCAGAAGATGTCTATTTGGAGCTCTACAATTTGGCCAAAAGCAAGGCTAAACGCGCCAAGAAAGAAGCACTGGCGGCGTATTTAGAAGCCGAAAAAATCAAACATACGTTTCTTGTCAAACGGGCAAAACGATCTGCTGAAGGAGAGGAGTATGAAACGTCCGATATATCCAGGGGAGATCCGCTAATGACAATGATGAGCGACGATAGTGATAGTGATGTCGGTGGAATGGATGACTATTCGTTTCCGTGATGGAAAATAAAATTATGAATGCCCTCCTCTCTCTCTCTCCACCCATCCCTCCCATCCCTCCCTCCCATCTTTTCAAAAAACAAAAACAAAGATTCTTTTTTTTTCTCGTTTGGGGAAATCAAAAAGGTACGATTTGATTTTTTTTTTATTTTTGTGATATCATATTTCCCAAAAGCCCAAAGCCCAAAGCCCATTACTTTACGAAAAAAAAACTATTTCTCTCTTCTTTCCTTTTTGTCTTTTTATTTGCGTTCTCCCTTTCTGCGCAAGATGGCGAAGTCTTCTTCCATGAAATTACCTAGCTTTATGAATGGCAACAACGGAATATATGCATTGGTGGTCGTTGTCGTGATTCTTGGTGGTCTCTATTATTGGTTTAAATATATCGGCAACAAGGGCACCTCCAACAGTAAATATGGAGGCAAGGAGGGGGCGGATTCCAATATGCAAATGGCTTATTCATCTTCTAGAGCCTCGTCAGGAGGAGCACCCAGCCCTTCGGATGGATTGGGAAATAACGAAGTCTTCGCCTCTGTCAACGGTATTGGTAGTCCTTCGCAGGGCGTGCCGACATCCTGTCAAAAAAATAATATTCAAAACCCCTCTGAACTCCTCCCCAAAGACGGAAACAATCAATGGTCGCAATTGAACCCTAGCGGAAAAGGTGAATTGGCCAATGTAAATTTACTAAAAGCGGGTGCTCTTATTGGCGTTGACACAATTCAGGGAACCTTGCGAAATTCCAATTTGCAATTGCGATCGGAACCTCCGAATCCGCAGGGAAGTGTTGGACCGTGGAACAATTCGACCATTACGCCCGATATGATGCGCCCAGCTCTGGAGCTAGGTCAGGGACCCCAATAAACACTGAATCGTTTTCGACTGCATGAATAAATATCTTCTTGACAAACGCAAAGGAATAAAGTACGCTTAAATTTGTTTTTTTCCCTCCCTCCATCCCATCCCATCCCATCCCATCCCATCCCCCCTCCCCTAAACATCTCCCATATAGATTTGGAGTGCCCTCTTTTCCCTATGGAGTCCTCCTCTGTCAGGTCAAGTATCTTTTTGTATATTTTTATTGGCTTCATTCTTCTTGTTTGCATAAAACTCTACTTCAGTACAGAATTTTCTGATCTGACTTGCATTGTCAGTCGTGTCGATGGCCATACCTATTGTGTTCGCGATCGGAAAAAACTAGACGAAGCTGCGGATTTGCTTGCTACGGTAACAGATCGATGCAAAACGTTGGTAGATTACGTGGCCGAGAGACATCCGACGCATGAAGGTGTAGAGCGCCTGAAAACAAATTTTAATCCTACCACGATCTCGGAAACGCTACCGACAAGCGAAATGACTGCGTATAGCGAAAATAAAGGAGAAAAGATTGCTTTCTGCCTCAACAAAAAGAAACTTGACAACACACAATTGATTGACATCAACACATTAATGTTTGTGGCGATTCACGAGCTAGCGCATATCATGACGGTTTCCATAGGGCACAAACAAGAGTTTTGGGCAAATTTCAAATTTTTATTACAGAATGCAAAAGAAGCGGGGTTGTATGATCCACAGGATTATGCCAACAAACCGCAAGAATATTGCGGAATGACAATCACGGACAATCCTTATTTTGATATGTGAAAAACAAAATTGGTAGGGTAATGGGTAAAAAATCTTCTTTTTAAACGGGCATTTTCGTCTCCATGTTCTCATCCAATTGAATCGGGAAGGATCGACAATTTCCTTCCTCCGTATTTCCCGCTATTATCGGTTGGACAGGAAGAGAAATCATTACCCTCATCTTTTTATTCTCGTATGCCTCCTCGAATGACGGGGATGGTAACGAAGCACAAGCTGAAGCATCCAAAAGATTTTGCGGGAAAGGCTCATTCGATGACTCCATGGTAGTTTCTAGAATCGTTCGCTTGTTTCCTTTCTTGGGGGCACTTTTTGTTGAAGCAATGGATGCTTGATATGTCAACCATTCTTTGTACGCGGTATGAATCATTAAACGATTAAGACCCAACATTCGCGATCGCACAATATCCGATACCATCTTATATTCATCCAACGTCAAACAATATCTTTGATATTGGGTACAACATTCATCGCTGCTCACGCCTTTTGCAAAAAGGGGGAAAAACGTATCTTTCACCTTGGTTTCATAATTGGATACTGGAGATGTTTTGATCTTGGCGAGGAGTCGAGATACTTGACGCGAAATTTTCGTCGCGTAATAGATCACAACACTGTGAATGACACAATATTTTTCATCGGGAATGGAAGGGTTTGCATTTTGGATCCGTCGAATCATTTGTTGTCCCATTTGGCCAATGCTCAAATGCACATAGGACAAATAAATGTGCTCGTTTGTAATATCACGATATTCATTCATGACCTTGGCAAATTCGGAAAGAACCTCCAAAGGATTCAATGGTAGTACCATGGCTTCTGTCGTGAGCGGAATGACGGCACCAGAGAACATGGCAAAAAAATTTAAAGAATGATTGGTTCATGGTTTTCTACAAATGTGTTTTATGAGAAAGCATGTTTCGTTCGATGATTCGATTTTATTGTTTTGAAAAAAAAAGTGTCTCCGCTTCTCCAAAGTCGTGGGAATTTTCCAGCATCTTTATATTTACACAAGGAGGAACAAAAAAAAATATTAAAAATCCAAATCGTATGTATCTGTCGCATCCATGCCCAGTAGGAAAGGCTCGAAGGGAACTCGTATCGTTTTGTATGGCCGAAGCCACCAAATGCTCCATATGACCGTGCCTAGCTTCGTCTTTCTCTGCTTCGTCTTTGAGTTTTTGTAAAACATGGGCCGCATCGCGAATATCATCTTTTTCTTCGTCGAGTTCTTCGTCCTCTTCATCTTCATCTTGATCTTGATCTCCCCCTCCACCACCATTTTGTTTCTTCGATCGGCGCCGTTTTTCTCCTCCTCTTCCTCCTCCGCGAGTCTGGAAAAACGTCGTCATTTTCGTAGAGTCCAAAAATACTTGGAAACTGTTGGTACCAAAAAGCGCCTCTTGGCCGCACATGACATTGGCGGACACGCCATTGACATCGTCGAGCTCAGCATGTCTGGCGGCTTTGCAAAACATTTCAGGCGTTTCTTCGAAAGACGCCTTGGCCAGCACTCCAGTATTGTCGGTGTTGATTCCGTGACGGCATATCGAAATCATCCGATGATTGTGTGTCATGCGATCAACCAACGTTTTGATGTGGTGATGATTCACCGACGCGCCGTCAAATTCTAGCACCCCCACCAATTCATCGTAAATGCAGCGATAGGCGGCTTCGATGCCGAGAACCTTGTAGACTTCGACAATATTGTTGCTAATCGTGCGGGTAGCATCCACAAAATCGAGCTTAAGAACAGAAAGTAAATTTGTGCCGACCGTATCTATGACCCACATATCAGTGCGCTGATACTGCCCGTTCATTTCCTTCACTTCGTCCTGGACTTTACGCATGGTAACTTTTTGGATATTTTTGACTCCTTTCAAGACAACGTTTTGCAGCATCTCATCCATAAAGGCTTTGATCATGAAAATGTCGTCGGTTTGATCGTAATCGGTAGAACTGGCTCCCGCATCCGCAACAGAAGGACCCGAACCATCTTCTTCTCCCACAAAAGACAAAGCTGCCATCGACGAAGCAGATGTTCCCGATGTTTTCACCACATTGTGCAATCGAATGCGAAATACTAATTGGGAAGAGTTGTAATCACTAAACACGCACCCAATGTCTTTTCCGTAAATATTGGTGAGAACAAAATGAATATCGTCCATCGTAATGTTTTTCTCCAGCATGACATCGGCATTCATTTCCATGCGAATGACCCATTTTGAGATCTTCTCCATTTCCCGTTTTGCCTTGGCTTTGGACGCCTTCGTGGCTGTCACAGGTAGTGGTACAATCTCAGAAGCTGCTTCCGTCATGCCTCCCGTTTCTGCTCCTCCTGCTCCTCCCGCTCCTCCTGCTCCCCCCTCGATTCCATCTCCATTCAAAACCTTTTGAAAGTCTTCCTCGTCTTTCACAGAGGCCAAATACATCAACTTTTCGAATTCGCGAAATTGCGTCATCAAAATTTCGTCCTCTTCAATCATCGTCTTTAAATTGTCGGGGTCAAAACAAATTTCTGCCGCAGCCACAACCTCTTTCAAAGGTGTAAATTCAAGCATATGCATTTTGCTCTGCGCCTTGACACGATCCTGCTCATCCTCGGGTTTGAGATAGATGGTCATGGAAGCATTCTTGGGTTCGGCTGTCAACGACAAAATCTCTTCCACGCGTGGTACTCCTCGGGTGACGTTGCTCTTGGAGGACACACCTGTATGGTGAAACGTATTCAGGGTCATCTGGGTGGTCGGTTCTCCAATACTCTGGGCCGCGATCATCCCCACCATTTCCCCAGGAGCGACAATGGCTCTTTTGTAATGAAGATTGACAGTTTCAAGTATCAGGAGCAAGCAGGCCCGATTGACACGTTTGATGTAAAGTAGTTCTTTGGGTGAGAGATAAAAGAAGTAGAGCACGCGGAACAGTTCTGTAGGTGGGGCCATAGACAATGTACGCAGTCGCTCATAATTTGCTTCGATTAGTTCCCATGCAGCCAGGGGCGTAATATCCACCACCGATTTGCCATGAATATTCATTTGCCCACGAATGTTGCTGATGATATGCTGAAACGCGACAGGAACACTGACCGTGCTCTCATTCTTGAATCGAAAGACCCTTTCCACAATCCGTTTTCGCTGTTCCAGCATCCAAGTCGTGTATTCCTTCATTTTCACGCGCAATTTTTCCTCTTCGCGATGAAACGCTGTCATGGTCGTCTCATCAAACACCAAATTCATCGTCAAAAACTGATCCACCATTTCTTGCGGGATGTTGAAATGGGCATACACCTCCTGCAAGCTCATGGTCACGAGAGGCAAATGCTGCGCTTCCACCTTGACAGAATCGATCCCATCATCTCCGTATTGAAAACTGACAATTTTGTTCTTGCTCGTGCGCAAGGTCATATCGTACCCTACCATCAGATCCTCCAAACCCTTGATTAAACGACGCTGAATGTAGCCCGTAGTGGACGTTTTGACCGCCGTATCAATGAGGCCTACGCGCCCTGCCATAGCATGGAAAAACATTTCGACAGGTTCCAGTCCAGCAATGTACGAGTTGAAAATAAAGCCCCGAGCAGCAGCTGCATCATCGTATTTTTGGAAATGCGGCAGTACGCGGTGGTCAAATCCATATGGAATGCGTTTGCCATCAATAGTCTGTTGACCAACTCCGATAATCATCTGCGAAATGTTCAGTTCAGACCCTTTGGACCCCGCATTGACCATCGCGCGAAAACGATTGTTTGGGCTGAGAGCACCCAACCCCACTTTTTGCGTCTCATTGCTCGCTTTGCTCAACACATTATTCACACGGGCTTCAAACTCGTCCCTGTTGGACCGAGCACTCTTGTTGTCAAACACGTTCAACTGGAGTTGATCAATCATATCATCAATCTCCAAACACCGCATACGAAGCGTGTCCTGAATGTTACGGCGGGTCGCTATGTTGTTGGACATGATCAAGTCACTGACACCCACACTAAATGCGGTCATCTTGAGATACTCGGTAACAATGTTTTGTAGGTTGTCGATGAAATCGGCGGCAGCAAAATTGCCATAATCGTTGCATATGCGATGAATGGCTCCTTTGGTCTTCGATCCCAAAACGCTCTTGTCAATTTGGCCGCGAAGGAATTGGCCGTTGCGAATCTCAAAAATATCGTCATCTTCGTCCTCGTTCTGCAAGGAACCACTCGTCAATGCCGACCCTTTAGGGCGAGCGATGCGATAAAAGACTTTGTGCTTGAGTGTGATGGGAGGGAAAATTTGACTAAGAATTTCAAAGGACGAGATGCGGCCGCGGGGGACGGGAGGATGATATTTGCGACGATGCTGCAAAAATTTGCGAGCTTCTGCTGCCTCTGCCCCTGTCTCGCCTTCTTTTTTCTCCTTCGCTTCATCTGTTTGCATCGCTATTTCGTCATCAAAGTCGTCCTGGTCGTCCCCTCGCACAATGGCCACACTTGCATTGGCTAGTTGTTCACGTTTCGGTAGGCGTTTGCCACCAGCCCCTACGCCTCCAGCAGCCATTTGGAAACAACGCAACAATTCGTCGACATTCACATGAGGGGATTTGGCCAGCAACCCCATCGCTTCTCTCGGGCTGAACGTCACGTTTTTCCTCGTAATTTGATAAGCTCCCAACATGGAATCTTGGAATATTCCAATGATGGGCGAGTTGTTGGCGGGACTCACAATCTGGAACGGTACTGCCGCCAAATTTCGCAGCTCGGCCTCAGATTCTGCGTCTTGGGGCATATGCAAATTCATCTCGTCTCCATCAAAATCGGCATTGTAGGGCTTTGTCACCGAAACATTTAGACGAAACGTTTCTCCCTTCGGCAAAACATGTACTTCATGCCCTTCCATACTCATCTTGTGCAGTGAGGGTTGACGATTGAAGAGAACAATGTCCCCGTTCAGCAAATGCCGATGTACAATATCTCCGTTTTGCAAAACGATATTTTGTCGATCGCTGCGATATCGTAATGTGACGGCTTTCATTCCTCGGCGAAGGCCATCGTTACGTAAAAAAAGAGGGTTGGCATTGGCCGATGACACTTCTTCCACAGTGAGTTTCCTCTCAAGAATTTTGGCTCCTGGATATGTGTCTGCTCCATTCCGTACCAGCATCGTCAAAAAGTCTTTGTTGCGATTGTTCACGATGACAGGTTTGGTCATATTTTTGGCGACACGCAAAGGGACTCCCAACGAACGCACCGAAATGTTGGGATCTGCCGTGATGACGGATCGAGCACTAAAGTCGACCCGCTTGGCCATCAAATTTCCTCGTATACGTCCACCTTTTCCGTTGAGGCGGTCCTTAATACATTTCAAGGGGCGTCCTGAACGTTGTACAACGCTAGCGCCATTGGGAAAACGATTGTCGGTCAATGAAGCCACATGATATTGCAGCAATTTCCACCATTCATCGGCAACAGTTGACTGGTTAGCGATCTTTTCCTTCAGTGTTTGATTCGTCTTGATAATATTCACCAAAATGTGAGTGAGATCGTCCTCGGAGCGCTGTTGGGCATCATGCTTGACCGAAGGTCGCATGCTAGGTGGGGGGACAGCAAGCGCTTGGCAGATCATGGCTTCGGGGCGCGAAAAGAGTGGATGAAATCCCATGAACATGATATCTTCGTCGGAAATGCGCTGAAAAATGCGAAGAATGATTTCGGGGGTGAGCAAAATACTGATATTTTCTCCCGCGTCATTGCGCCATTCCCCAATAATGGTAGAGAGTTCCTCTTTGCGAAGTTTGGGTAGGCGCATGCCACATCCATCGTCGGTTTCTTCTCCACATCGTTTGATCTTGGCCGATAATTGGCAAATGCTTTTCCAGCGCTGCTCGCTGGTCATCATCAATAGATCACGATGTCTGACCTTGCTGATGAGGATTTTGCTACACTTAAAGCACACACATTTTAGGAGCTTGATGATGGTGCCGAGGAAGTTGATCGACACGACAGGACGCGCCAAATTAATTACCCCAAAATGACCTGGGCATCGCAAATTGTCGAGATAGCAGGTGGAGCAGACCAAATCGGTGTCAATACTTCCCATGCGTAAATCGAAAAGCCCTCCAGGAACAGGCTTGCCATTGGTAAAGGTTTCGCGAGACACCACTTCACATACAGCGGAACTACGGATTTCCTCGGCTGTAAGAATACTGAATTGAATACCGATTATTTTAGAAACGCTCATTTTGATCAATGGGAGGGGAGAGGAGGGGACGGGGGGGTAGGGTGGGTGCCTAAGACCTAAAATGTTTTCAAAAGGAGATGATCTGCTTTCAAATTGTGGTTTTTTCCTAATTTCTTGTTCCAACTTTTATCGGATTAAAAAAAAAGCTAATAATGTTTGGGTAATCTCTTTAAATCCATTTTTGATGCAAATCTCTGGTCCTTTCGCTTCTTTCCTACCAAAACGTGGATATCTATTTTTTTATGTCTATATCTTTTTCTTGTCACCATCTCAACGGTATTTTGACATCATATTTTTGGGAGGTATTTTTGAAAGACCGCCAACGTGGCCTTCACCAGTCCCTGCACCACTTCCCTGCACCGCTTCCCCCCCCCTCCAACCATGATGAAATCAAAACCTTTTCAGGTGATCTTGATCATGATATCGTTTTTCACCATGATCGCTTTATTTTCTTTGGCCATGCATCAATCGAGCACGATTGAGCAATTTTCCACTCGCTCTACTCACAAATTGAAAATCATGGATACCCAACGAATCGATATCGGTCCGTTTATCAATAACGGACAATATCTCATATGCTACAATCCCAGCATTAATTATTTTTCAGATGGGGAATTGTACTGTTTAGTGCGAATGCAAACGGAGGAATACTCTTTGAAATCCTACTTGAGTCATCTGGTTCGCCCCCTCAATAAAGAAGCTATCAATGCCAAGACAAAACAAATCTTGACGGAAGTCAAATCCACCAACAGTCTTCTTTTGTTCCCGCTTTCCGATCCCAGCAATTATCGGATTGTGGGAGCTTTCGGCAAGAACGATGTCTGCAAAGAGCATCAGCGAACGCTCCAGCCCAAAGGATTTGAGGACGGTCGTCTATTTACTTACCAAAACCAAGATTGGGTATATAGCCATTACTTTGGTCGAAGTAAGGACGGATCCTGCTTGTCTACCGTTAAACCGAGCATATTTATGTTGTCGGCTCCTCAAAACGTGATTGAACTTACATGGTCGGGCAGTACACAAACCATTGATAAAAATTGGATGCCGATTGACGATAATGGCGTTTTGTATTTCATTTACTGCATTTACCCCAAACATATCATTTTACGGTGTGATATTTACACGGGAAACTGCACCAAGGTAGCGGCGACAGAGACCTTAAATATATATTCCCTGGGTCAACCTTTTTATTCTCTTGACACAGTGGGGGGAGGAGCCCCTCCCAAGCTTTTTCGTGATACCGAAGGTATCGTAAATGCCAAATATCCCAATAAATCGTACTATTTATCTATGGCGCATGTTCGTAATAGTTCTTCCTTCAGTCCCATCACAAGAAAAAATTTCTTTTATGTGTTTGAAGATGCCCTTCCTTTCCGTGTCATAGGGGTTGGATTACCATTTGACTGCATTAATGATAAGGTTCATATTGAGTTTGGTAGTGGAATGGTGATACAAAACAATAAACATGTTTTTATTACATATGGAGTGGAGGATTCCCTTTGTTTCAAGTCGACTCTTCTGTTGACGAATATTCTTCGATCCCTTACGTATGAATAAATTTTCAGTTCGTTTCCCCACCGACTGAAAGAATATGTTTTTCAAGGAAAAGAAGAAGAAGAACAAGAACAAGAACAAGAACAAGAAGAAAGAAAAGGGATTAAAAAAGAAAATAAACGCTTTGTTGGAAGTTTACTCTTATTCAGAATAATTCTTTTCGGCACAATTTATCATCTCAACACATATGCATAACATATACAACTTACGGTCTCGTGGAGCAAACGCCTTGTCCAAAGATCCGCCCAATTCTTCAACCACCCCGTCGTCAAAATCCGACAGAGTTCACGCTCGGTCAAACAGTTTTGATCTCTCAGAGGGAGCACGTAAAAGGCTTACTCGAGGTATGCATAATGACAAACCACCGCCTGCAGACGAAGAAGATTGTGAAGGCAAAGACGAAACGGGTGAAAGCTCGGAAGACGAAAGCGAGAGTGATTATCAATCACCGATCCCAGCTCCCGATGGTCCCAAAGAAGTTTCCATCGCTCCCATCGCTCCCCCTCTTTCTGCCGATGGAGATTCGAAACAAACGAAAACCAAATACAATATTATTTTTACAATCGCTCCCCTCAATGGAACAAAACTTGTGAAAAGAGATCGGGAATGCTGCAATACAAATATCCAAAGAATCTTGCAGCAAATGATGCTGCCTTCGAAAAGGAAGGTGCTCGATGGGTGCGATGACGAGGATGTTGAAGATGACGAGGATGACGAGGATGTTGAAGATGACGAGGATGACGAGGATGATGAGGATGATGAGGATGATGAGGACGGAGACTATGATGAAGAGTGCGAAGACGACGACGATGACGACGACGACGACGACGACTATGAAGACGTAGAGGATGGAGAAGAAGCAGAAGTGACCGAAGAAACAAAGGAAAACTCAGACCCATCGGACTCCTTTTTCGTGAAAAAAATCCAATCTTTCCTGCAAGAATTAGCAGCCGAATATCCTCGACAGCCCTTTATTCAGAAATCATTGAAGATGTGCGAAACCAAACTTGGCGAAGAACCAAAGTCGGAAAGGGAAACGGAGAAGGAAAGCAAATCAACCGAAGAAGCTCTAGAATCCGAGCGTCTACGCAAACAGCTGAAAATCCAACGACGTCAAAATATTAGACGTTTCAGCTCCCTATTGCGTGATAAGGGCAGTATGAGCGATTACGCTGTTTTTGAAAAGATGACGATCGAAGAGCAGACCAAACTCTTGGGCAGTTTGGAAGAAGTCAATCAAGTGTCTCGTATTACCCTGCCTTACCGCATTGCCCTTCTTCAGTCCACCAGCATCAACCCTTTCCTAAAATCCATCGCATTGAAGAAAATTACGGCTTTGCGCTATGCGGAACCAGGGTCGGGAGAATATACCAAACTTAAGCATTGGGTAGATGGATTCAATCAGCTTCCGTTTGGCAAGTTTACGCAGCTTCCGATTACGATTGACCACGGATTTCAAAAGTGCCAACAGTTTATGACTTCGGCGATGAGCGCCCTTGACGCGGCTGTATACGGTATGGACGATGCCAAAATGCAAGTTCTGCAAATGTTGGGGACTTTGGTCACCAATCCCCAAGCCATGGGAACAGCCATTGCCATTCATGGTCCTCCTGGCACAGGCAAAACGTCTCTTGTGAAGGAAGGCATCAGCAAAATTCTCGGTCGTCCGTTCGCTTTTATCGCTCTCGGGGGTGCCTCCGACAGCAGCTTTTTAGAGGGTCATTCCTATACCTACGAAGGAAGCATGTGGGGCAAAATCGTCCAAACATTGATGGAATCCAAAACAATGAATCCCGTCATTTACTTTGATGAGCTCGATAAAGTGTCGGAGACCCCCAAGGGAGAAGAGATTGTCGGTATTCTTACGCATTTGACAGATACAACGCAGAACAGCCAGTTTCACGACAAATATTTCTCCGAGATCGACTTCGACTTGAGTCAGTGTCTTTTTATTTTTAGCTACAACGATGAGAGCAAAATCAACCCCATTCTCAAAGACCGCATGTACCGCATTCATACGAAAGGCTACGAGTCGGTCCAAAAGGTCACCATCGCTCGAGACTTTCTCATCCCGAAAATTCAGTCGCAACTTAAGTTTGGATCTGACGACGTGACGATTACAGACGAGGCCATACGCTATATCATTGATCAGTACTGCGAAAAGGAGCAGGGCGTCCGCAATTTAAAACGGTGTTTGGAGATTATCTATTCAAAACTGAATTTGTTTCGTCTCATGCATCCCGACGCAAGATTGTTTGGGGAAAAATTAGCGCAAATGCGTGTGCAATTTCCTGGATTTTGCGTAGAAAAGGATTTGGCTGACGTCTTCCTAAAACGCGCGAACGATGGAAACGCCGCAGGAAACATGTATCTGTCGATGTTTGTTTAGTCATTTTTGTTTAAACAGGACCCCTAATCAATATTCACTTGGTGGCATATTATTTCCTCCGCGATCCGAAATATATTGCCATTGCTGGGCAGACAAACATTTGCAGCCTCCCGAGTCGCTGTAGCTAGAATAGAGACAGCATTCGGGGCTAGAGTTAGTTTTGGCAAAGAAAAAAAGATCGCTGTCAGGATACACCATTTCCCCTGTGGGACCTTGATACGGTTTGTTTGCCCATGCCTCTGCGCTTGCCCCCTTATGTTTCGCATTTTCAAATTGAGGACTAAACAGATTTCCCATATTGGAAAAACCTTCTTTTCCCGTCAATGCCGCTTTTTTCTGTTGGGCACTTGCGATTACGGCAGGAACTGGATTTTGACTTCCGTCGGCAAATCCTTCTGTCATGGTAAACCCACCACTACCATCTTGAAAACTTTCCATCATAGAACCCGCATTGAATCCACCACTACCATCTTGAAAACTTTCCATCATAGAACCTGCATTGAATCCACCACTGCCATCTTGGAAACCTTCCATCATAGAACCTGCATTGAATCCACCACTGCCATCTTGAAAACCTTCAAACATCTGGAAACTGGGTTGCATCAAACAGGCAACAATCACAAAGAAAAGCAAAATGCCTAACCATTTTGTATTGACAGCCATTTTGTTTTACAAAACAAAACCAATCGAAATGTTCAAATGTTTCAAAGTTTTTTTTCCACAAAAAATATTTTTTTAAAAAAAAAAGATTTATTTCTTTTTTGTTTTTGTTGATTTTTTTGCAAGAACGCAAAGGAAATTAAATTTAGGATTTGGAAATTATTTATTTCACGATGAATCGGAAACTTACCATTGAAACTTTTTACCGATCCTTTTGAGACCCCGCATAAGACTGACCAAAGGGTGGGAAGTAGGAATTTCCGTCTGTGGTATATGAAGATATTCAACAAGAAAATCCACAATGAGCCCTAAAGGTAGGGATATGGACGTGAAAATAATAATTAAGGATAGTGTTACTGGAATCAAAAAGGGAAATATAAAGCTCAATGCAATCAAACTGAGAATGAGCGACAACATCATCAATAAATATCCGATCGAGGCATTCACCATGGTGGAAAACGCACTTACAACAAAATCAAAGAGAGATATCATCGAATACATGAGGACAATGAGCGATGCCTCCAGACGTTTGAAAATATCATACACTTTGATGAGGAGGATTTGGAGAGGCACGAGAACATTCATGAAGCGATTCCATAAGGCGGCCATAATTTCCTCTATGGCTTGAATGAGCCGATACAAAGCAATTTCAATGTAATTGATGGCCTCGGCGACCTCCTCAAACAGCAAGGTCAATCCACTGGTCAAGTCATACAAAGCAGCGGTTGATTCCTTCGACATAATTTTGATGTAGTCTTGCGAGCATGTATTAAAATTACTGGTGGCGAATTCGGAGCTTGACATACCTGGTGGGGGCGTTTTGAGAATTCCTGCAAATGGTATGACGAGGGGATGACATCGAACGTTTTCGTCGTCCCAGTTGGCATCATAGTAAGCTCGCATCGACAATGCGAACAAATAAATGTATGTCATCAAATAGGCCAGGACCGCAAACACAGAAATCAAAATGGATTTGGTGAATCGGTCTTCAAAAGTAGGATCCGCCAATTCGAGAGGGAGAAATCCATAGGGGCGTTTTATTTTTTCCGAGGCTCGATCGGGATTTGGAGTGACTAAATATTCATACAGGAATACAAGAGAAGCGAATACAGCAATCAAAATGGGAATCGCCAAAAAAGAGTCGAAGGCCATCCTCTGTATCGACCGATACAAAAAATTGTTTTTTCTTTTTCTTTTTTCACGTTTTATTTTACTCCGCCCCCTGTAAAAAAGTTCATGAATCCTCCGATAGGACTGTTCATGAGACTGGACGCTCCCAAACCGATAGAAGCCGCCGTATTGAGAGCTGCGGCGATGGCTCCCACCAACCTTGCAAACATGTTGGATACTTTGAGCGATTTCTTTTGGAAGACGACGAACATATTCATGAATATCTCCGCGAATTGACCGAGGCCAGCAAACATAAATTCTCGGGTATCTCCGTGCGAAATACGCATATTGTTGATATTGGCGGCGTTCATCGCTCCTAGCTGGGTCAAGTTGCCAATGATGTCCTGCAGGGGCTGGAGAACTTCCCCCATGATCGAAATATGTTGATTTCGTTTACAATAATCGTCGTTGATCTTTCCTTGGGTCGGATTCATCATCGAATAGGTAACAACAAAAAAGGGATCGCATCGATAGCTGCCCCAGTTATTTTCAAGGTCGACAAGGATCATAAGGACGGCGACAAGAATGTAGAGGATCACGAATTGGACGAGGACCCAAATACAGACATAAAAATGGCGCATAGGCGGCCAACCCATGCCTGTTGAATCTTGAGTGGAGGGAGGGGGTGACGACGACATTGGAGGAGGGGGAATGGGAATGGGATTGGGGAGGG